AATAAGCTTAGGATGCCTGATGGTCAGATTGTAGACTTTATCATTGCTTAGGGGTAGGCGATGCAAATTGAGAGAGAGACACTATGGACCCTATTACAATCGCTATGGCGAGTTTCAGTGCTGTTAAAGCAGGGGTTTCTGCCGGGAAAGAGATAACATCTTTAGCTAAAGACATTGGTAGTTTATTCCAAGCAATTGATGACATTAAGGATGATCACAGCAAGAAAAGAGATAGTGTCTTTGCTAATTCAAATGAGGAAGCTTTATCTACATTTGTAGCTCGCAAGAAAGCCGAAGACATGGAAGAGGAGCTACGTCAGATTGTGATAGCTACACGTGGCTTCTCAGCTTGGGGTGAATTGGTAGAGTTACGCAAAGAGATACGTGTACGTAATAAGAAGGAAAGAGAAGAGAAACGCAAGAAAACGCAGAAGATGGTAGAGAATATACTTATTTATGGTGGTATAAGTCTAATACTCTTATTTGTTTGTGGGTTTGCGTTACTAATTCTGTTGAGTTATTTAGGAAAAATATAAGTATGGCTACACCAACTAACAAAAAACTCTATGCGTCTGTAAAGGCAGCAGCTAAAAAGAAGTTTAAAACATGGCCTAGCGCTTATGGGTCGGCTTGGTTAGTTAAAGAGTACAAACGTAGGGGAGGCAAATATAGTGGCTCAAGCAAAAACAAAGTCACGTAAGACTGCCCACCTAATACAGAGCCGTAGAGGTTATTATAAGGGTGGCTTAGGTAAGTGGTTTGGTGAAGAGTGGACAGACGTAAAGACAGGCAAAGAATGTGGTCGATCAGGTAGTGATGACTCAGGTAGACCCTACCCTGCATGTAGACCTAAAGCAGTAGCTAGTAGGATAAGTAAGAAAGAGGCCGCTAAGAAAACTGGCCCTAAGAAAGTTAAGTGGTCAGTGACTGCATCAGGCAGAAAGAGGAATGCGTAATGGCTGATAAAAGACCCCCTAAAATAGGAGAGTTTCAAGAGCGCTACACTGGAAAAAAGACTCCTAAGTGGTTACTTGATGCATATATACAAGGTAGTAAAAGCTATAATGCAAAAGAATTAAAGCATAAAATAATAGGTTATGCAGAGAAAAATAACCTAAAATACCCCCAAGTTGTTGCACAAGCCAGAGGTGAAGCAAATCAGATTAAAAACTACTTGAAAAAGACTGTGACACCTAGTGGTAAAAATAAAGCAAGAAAACCTAAAGTATCTGGCGGCGGCGGTATGTTTAAAATAGGTGATACAGCAAGCTCTATAAATAGAGGAACCCTATCTGTAGCTAAAAAACGTCAGATGAATAAGGGTGGATTATTGAAAAAGGCTAAAAAATAATGGCAAAGAAGATTTGTCCAAAGTGTAAAGGCAAAGGGTGCTCTCATTGTGGGGGTACAGGTTATCATAAAACAGGAATGGCAAAAGGTGGCGATATGGGAAAGAAACCAATGAATGCTGGTATGACAGCACTAAAGAAAGAAGCACCAGAAGTAGCTAAGAAGATGGGCTACATGTATGGTGGTATGGCTAAGAAGAAAAAAGGTATGGCCTACGGTGGTATGGCTAGAAAGGGTTTTAAGCACGGTGGCTTAGCTTGTGGTGCAGACGTTCCAGCAAAGAATCCTGTTAAGCGTGGTAAAGCCTAATGGCTAAGTATTACGATAAGTATAAGAAGCAGCTTAATGCTGCAGGTTACACTATTGATGGTGATGGCATGGTTTGGGATGCTAATGGCAACCAAGCTGCAGGTGAGGATCGCTTTGGTAACGTGCAAAGTAAAGACCCTAACGTTACTCAGATTTGTAAGGATGCAGAGGCATCAGGTATCTTCAATAAAGTAAAGAAAGCTGTTACTCCTAAGAATAAGAAAGCTAAGGAAGCGTAATGTCATCACTCCCTTATAATACAGCTACTAAAAGTATTCCAGTTACAGCTACTGCTGGTGGGGCAAGTAGTAATGTATTATACACTTGTCCTACTAACTTTGATGGTGTTGTGACGTTTTTACATGTAAGTAATGGGGCTTCACAGACAGACAACATTTCTATTCAGTGGTATCATGCGGAAGATAATGCCTACTACACTATTATAAATAATAAATCTATTTCAGGTAATGATGTGTACAACATGATCACCTCTGATAGATTGTATCTACACGCAGGTGATAAGATAACTTGTTTTAATGGCGGTGGTGATATAGGTGTTACCATTGCAGTACAGGAACACTATAACCCTAATAGATAGCTGGTATGCATTTTTTGTATCTACTATAGCGCTAACATATAAGTATAACTATCTCCATGCACACAACATAAGGAGATAGTGCAATGTTTAAGAATTTACTGACACGTATTCAAAATCACCAGCAGCGTAGAGCAGACTACTGGGTTTTAAAGAATATGTCTAATAAAGAGCTACACGATATAGGTATTTCTCGTGGTGAGATATACAATCGTGTATACGGTGAGTATAAGTGAGGTTAAGAAACAGCATTCCTGTTATTCTTAGCCTTACAGTTTTTACTCACGTATCATCTGGTGATACAGATAGGCAGACAGGTTCTGGTCTTAACAGAGGCTTAAATAAAAATAAAGCTTGCTTTTGTAGTAAAACTTCATAAAACTATAAGGCAAGCCTATCTATAAAGGACAACTTCATATGGCAAGAAACCTCACAGAAAACCAACAAAAGTTTCTAGAAGTACTCTTCGATGATGCTGGTGGTGATGTTGTGCTTGCCAAGAAGTTGGCAGGTTACAGTAACGGCACACCAACTCGCATTATAGTGGAGGCACTTAAAGATGAAATTGGAGAAGCTACAAGATCTTATTTCGCCCGTACAGCGCCTAAAGCTGCAATGGCTATGGTACAGGCTTTGTCTGACCCTACAGAGCTTGGGATAAAAGATAAGATGAGTGCCGCTAAAGACTTGCTTGATCGTGCTGGACTTGGTAAAGTAGATAAAGTTGATGTTACCTCAAGTGGTGGCGTCTTTTATCTACCGCCAAAAGAAGGTACTAACGAATAGTAAGACCAAAGCACATAAGCAGAGACTTAGAGTATTGGGAGCTACCTAAACCAAAACGCGGCAAAGAGAAAGAGTGGCACGTTATAGCCAGACTATCTAAGAAGCCGCCATTTGGTTATGAGATACACCCTGACAACGAAGGCTTATTACAGCCTGTACCTCTTGAGTTAGAGGCCTTAGAGCTTGCAAAGCGTCATCTTCAACAGTATAGTTACAGAGATGTAGCTAATTGGCTCACAAAACAAACTGGACGTAGCATCTCACATGCAGGTCTTAGACAGAGAATAGATATTGAGCGAAGACGTAAAAAAGCTGCTACAATTAAACGGAACCTTGCCAAGCGGCTCGAAACGGCGTTATCCGAAATCGAGAGGCTCGAAAAAGGTTGTATCGGAGCGTACTCAGAAGAGTGAGGCTGCAGTTATCACACCAAAAGAAACTGTACCAGCGCAAGTAGTTGCTGCAGAGTTTGATGTTGAGGTAGCACAGGATGTGGTATTCAAGCCAAACCCCGGCCCTCAAACAGACTTTCTAAGCGCTTCTGAACGTGAGGTACTATATGGTGGTGCAGCAGGTGGCGGTAAGAGTTATGCAATGCTTGCTGACCCTTTACATGGTTTAAATGATCCAAACTTTAGTGGGTTACTTGTACGACATACTACAGAGGAATTACGTGAGCTTATTCAGAAAAGCCAAGAGCTTTATCCTAAAGCTGTTCCGGGCATTAAGTGGTCTGAGCGTAAAAGTCAGTGGACTACTCCGAAAGGTGGTAGGCTCTGGATGTCGTATCTTGATAAAGATATGGACGTTACTCGTTACCAAGGTCAGGCGTTTAACTGGATAGGCTTCGACGAGCTAACGCAGTGGCCTACCCCTTATGCGTTCGATTATATGCGAAGTCGCTTGAGGTCTGCCCATAGTACAGACTTAGGTTTGTACATTCGTGCTACAACTAACCCTGGTGGCAGCGGTCATAGTTGGGTTAAAAAGATGTTTATTGACCCTGCACCAGCTAATAAAGCTTTTTGGGCAACTAACATAGAAACAGGGGATACTATTACATTCCCTAGAGGCCACAGCAAAGAGGGTCAACCTCTGTTTAAGCGTAGGTTTATACCTGCTAGTCTGTTTGACAACCCATACCTAGCCGATACTGGTGACTACGAAGCTATGCTTTTGTCTTTACCAGAGCACCAAAGAAAACAACTATTAGAGGGTAATTGGGATGTCAATGAAGGAGCAGCTTTCCCAGAGTTTAACAGATCCCTTCATGTCATTGACCCTTTTGAAATCCCAGACAACTGGGTTAAGTTTAGAGCTTGCGACTACGGCTACGGTAGTTATACAGGAGTTTTATGGTTTACTGTCGCTCCCGACGAACAGCTTATCGTTTACAGGGAGCTTTATTGTTCTAAAGTTACAGCTTCTGATTTAGCTGATATGATACTGGAAGCGGAAGCTAATGATGGTGGTATGCGATATGGCGTTCTGGATTCTAGTTTATGGCACAACCGTGGTGATACTGGGCCATCACTGGCTGAACAGATGAACATGAAGGGTTGCCGTTGGCGTCCTTCTGATAGATCTAGAGGCTCTCGTGTAGCAGGTAAGAACGAAATACATAGGCGTCTACAGGTAGATGAGTTTACTGA